AGATGCCCTTTTTAATACTCCTAACTTAGTATTAATAATATTTTTAGTTTGAACTTCATTTAATCCAAATTCTTCATTAAAAATGTTAATAATATTTTTATCATCATCTTCTGTTCTAATTATATCTATAATTCTATCGATATTAGATAATGCAATTAATATTCCATCTACTATATTTTTTCTATTAGTAGATTTAATTAAATCATAGTTACATTTACGTTCAATAATATTAATAGAATGTAATACAAAAGATTCTATTAAAGTTTTTAAATCAATATTTTCGTGAGGTTTTCCGTCAATTATTGCTGTATGATTAATAGAAAAAGAAGATTCTGCCATAGTATCTTTAAACAAATTTTGAAGTATCCATTCTACATTTGTTCCTTTTTTTAATTCAACAACAATTCTAATACCATCTTTATCAGATTCATCTCTAACCTCTTTAATAGATGGTAGTTTAGTTTTTCTTAAATTATCAATTTGAATAACTAAATTACTTTTATTTACTTTATAAGGTATTTCAGTAAAAACAATATTATTTTTATCTTTATTAGTTTCAATAATATATTTACTTCTAATAACTACCTTACCTTTACCTGTTTTATAAGCTTTTCTTACTTCTGTAGGATTTACTATAATTCCGCCAGTAGGAAAGTCTGGTGCTTTAATGATATCTATTAAACTATCTATATCAGTTTCTTGGTTATTAATACAGTCCTCAATTATTTTATCGCAAGCTTTATATACATCATTTGCAAAATGAGGAGCAAAACTACATGCCATTCCTACAGCTATACCAGTAGATCCATTACATAACAATTGTGGAAATAATCCAGGTAACACAGACGGTTCTTCTTCTGATTCATCATAGTTTGAAATATAGTCTACAGTATCTTTATTTATATCCTTAAGCAATAATTCTCCTATTGAAGATAGCTTAGCTTCTGTATATCTCATTGCCGCTGCGCCATCTCCATCAATAGAGCCCATATTACCATGTCCATTTACTAATGGATATCTTTTAGTAAAAAATTGAGCCATATTAACTAAAGCATCATAAACACTTTGATCCGAATTGTTATTATCCATAAGTTTTTTATCTTATGCTCTGGAACTTTCGTTCATTTTCATCGATTAGTCAATTCTAATCCAGTCTAGCATATATTTTTACCCTCGTTTAACGTTAGGTTTTGTAGTCCACTTTTATCTACAAAAGATAAGCCTATATCTTATCGTAACGGGGACTCGTGGGAAGATTATATCTTTTCACTTCCTATGCGTTGCGCCTGACTATACTTAGTATAGCCTTCGGTCTCTGATTAGCAGTTAAGCCTTCCAGTTTAATTCCCCGTTAATAATTTTAGATATTTCTATCTAAAACGGCAACAAAGCTTTTTGTTTTTGATTAACTTCATGAAGAATACTTATTTTAGCATCTTTATATTTTCTATACAAAGATATAGATTTGCTATTAGAGTAGTAAAGCCATTTTAGTACATTATTTTTTCCCTTGGTTATAGTTAGTCTATATATATTAGAATCAAATCCTATCTTTGTATATGGTACAGCACAGTTTAACATTAATTGTTTTTGTACCCAAGCACACATATTATATGAACTACAAAATCCTATTCTTTTTTTACTAATATACCCATCTCCATCCCATAGTCCTCTAATGTAATCTCGATAAAACTCAATAGGGACAAACGAAGAAGGTTCTTCGTGCATACTTTTTCGATTTGTTATTCCGTGTTTGTTTAATCCATTAATAAATTCTTTACCATTCACCGTAAACGAAACAATGCATTTTCCAGTAATAGCGTGTATTGTTTGTTTAATAGGAATATCTATTGCTGAAATTGCTTGTTTGAATTTCTCTAAATGTTCTACATCTTTCTGTCCAAGATGAAAATGAAAAAAAGATTTATCTTGATTAACATATCCGTCGGCAGTAATAAAACCTAACCAGTATGCTTTTTCTGGAGTGTTTATATCATAAAAATAGTATTTATCGTAGTTATAATTAATAGATAAATTAACTTTACTATCTTTTATAAAATCTTCTAATCTTCTTTGTACAGTTTGTGCGCTAATATTAAATTTTTTTCCTATAGCTGTATAGGACATTTTTTTTTGAACTCTTAATCGATAAAATTCTTGTATTTCTTCATTTGTAATATTATACTTCGCTGGCATATAATACCTCCAATTTGTTATTTCTGAAGTATTATTACCTACAAAATATTGGTTATTACTTTGGTTAATCACATATTTTTTAGCTTTTTTATCTACCATGAGGATGAAATTTACCTAATGTTTCTCCTACTGTTCTAGCACATTTTTTATACTGTGAGTTAGAATATAGTCCTAAACAATACATTGCATACAATATTCTACGTTGAACAGGTTTCAAACCATCTCTTATATCAGGCAGTGCTCTTTCTTTAATTACATCACCTGCATACAAGTTAAAATTACCAATTAGATAAGGAGCAAAATCTACGCAAGATACATTACTCATTCTACTTGTTCCTCCTCTAATAAGTTTCTATTAAGAATAAATTCTTTTCTTTGTATAGTATCTTTTCCCATACATAAAGTTAAAGCTTTTTCTGCTTCTTCCGCATCATTAATTGTAATTTTGATTAATTTTCTTGTTTCAGGATTCATAGTTGTTTCCCATAATTGCTCTGGGTTCATTTCTCCTACATATTTATCTTTTGTTACCAAAAGTATCGACTATTTCTTCACTCAGACCGCTAACTAATTGTCTTCATCGTGCCATCTGTTTCCAGTTGTGTATCAATAACAACTGTACTCTCCAACAACGGAGATAGTCTGTACAGGATTAAAATAGACTTTTTAATTTTATATTTTTATACTTAATATTTATAGTGTTTGTAAACTTACTATTGCTTCTTTTTCATTATAACCAGCATTATAAGCGTTATATTTTTCAATAAAATATTTTTTTCTATGAAATACATTATCTATTGAACAAATCTCTAATATTTCAAATTGAAAATTTTCTATACCATATAATCTCATATCAACATATAATTTTTTATTGTATTTTCTTGAAAATTTATTTTTATATTGAGTTTTATGTCTATCCCAACTTTTATATATATTAAGAGAAGCTCCAATATAAAATTTATTTGTTTTAATATTAGTTATTTTATAAACACCAGATATAATATTTTGTGCCATTTTTTATTTTACCTCATTACTTATTTACATAGTCTATTTTTTTCCCACGAGACATTCCTAAGATTTTAGGACGGCTCTCGTTAGCTATTTATTTCAATAACCCCTCTGATTAGAGGAAAAGATGGTAAGGGCTTGTTATTAAATGAACTAACCCTTTGTAGCGTTGTACAATATATCCTTCAGTATTGAAAGAATCTAATTCTTCTTTTGTATATAAATAATGTACTTCTTCTTTTTTTCCTGTTTTTTTGAATACTTTAAATAATGGCGGACAAGCAGCATATAAAAATCCATTTTCAATTAATGGTCTCATATAACGATAAAAGAAAGTCATGTGTAAACATTGAATATGTCCTCCATCAACATCTGCATCTGAAAATAGAATAACTTTATGATATCTTAATTTACTAATATCAAAAGAATCTCCTATTCCAGTTTTTAAAGCTTTAATAATATCTTGAAATTTTATATTACTATATACTTTATCAGGAGTAACTTTCTCTGTATTTAGTACTTTACCAAATACAGGTAAAATAGCTTGAGTTTTTCTATCTCTACCTTGTTTTGCACTTCCTCCGGCACTATCTCCTTCAACTAGAAATAGTTCGCATTCCTCAGGATTTTTAGAAGAACAATCTGCTAATTTGCCAGGAATTCCACTAGAATCATTAGTAATAGCTTTTAATCCTCTAGCAGCATCTTTAGCCTTTTTTGTTGCTAATCTAACTTTAGCAGCTAATAAAAACTTATCCATTAATATTTTAGCTGTTTTATTATTTTTAGATAAATAATCATAAAAGAAATCGCTTGCAATTTCTCTTATTGTTGCTCTGATATTTTGAGAAATTAATTTTCTTTTATTTTGTCCATCAAAAACAGGATCTTTAATAGATAAATTTATTATGCTTATTAAACCTTCTCTTGTATCTTCTGGAATAATTTGTTTATCTTTTATAAAATTATTTTCTATAGCATATTTGACAATAGCTTTATATATGCCTTCTTTAAAACCTAACTCATGTACGCCTCCATCATCTGTAGCAATATTGTTAACAAATGATTTCATAATGCAATTATAAGTATCTGTATAGGTGAAAGAAATATTAATCTTATCATTATTATTGTTATTATTAATATTAACAGTTTTAATTAATACATCTTTTGCATAAGATAAATCATCAACATATGCTTGTATCCCATTGGGATAACAATATTTTTTATTTTTTACAATATGTCCATTAGTATCTTCTACTATAAAAAATAAAGTTAAACCTGGATTTAAAAAAGCTAATTGTTTTAATCGTTTATCTATTAAATTAAGATCATAAAGTGATTCTTTTTTACCCCAAATTTCTTCATCTAAAGTAAAAGAAATTGAAGTGCCAGTTTTTCCGTTAGCATCTCCAACTATACTAGTATTTAATGTAGCAATACCTTTTTCAAATTTAGTTAAAAATTCTTTTTCTCCATTCCAAATAGTTAAATTAAAATTTGACGAAACAGCATTTACACAACTTGCACCTACTCCGTTTAATCCACCAGTATTTGTACTATAGCCTTTTTCTTCGCCAAATTTTCCTCCTGCATGTAATGTAGACATTGCTACTTGTGCTTCAGATAAACCTTTAAATTCTGGATCTTTGCATTCAGTTATAGGAATACCTCCGCCATCATCTTCAACGGTAAAGGTATTATTACTAAAATGAACAGCAATATTTTTACATCTACCAGCAACAAACTCATCAACACTATTGTCTACGATCTCAAATAGACAATGCTCAGGAGTTGATAAATACATACCTCTACGCTTTCTTACGTTGTCTGGAAAACGTAAAATTCCTATATGTGCTTGATCTGACATTTTATCAGCTCCTTATTCAATTTCTTCTGGTTCAATAATATCAACCATTCTTTTTAATAGTGCTTCTATTACGCCTCTAACAGATTCATATTCTGTTACATTTTGCATTATTTCTGCTGAAGCTACATATGGTTTATATTTATTATTTAATAATTTATATTTTACAGTATCAGCTGCTAGTATATAGATTATTTTATTATTTATTAATTTATATACTATATAATAATCTTTATCATTAAAATTTATTCTTACTTTTTGTTTTAAAAGAAGATCTTGAGCTATCTTACTTGATAGCTCTTTAATCTCTTTTTCTAATTTTAGTGGTTTATCAATTTCATCTAATAATTTCTTTTCAATATCATTTAATTGTTCTTCTGTCATGTCTTTTCCTCTTTTTTTATTTTATCAAAAAAGTGGTTTCTTAAAACCAGAAAGATTAAATGTACTTTTTGTATTAAAAGATGATAATTTAGGTTTATTAGTTGCACTACTCATAGATAATTTAGGAGTTTGAGTTGTAGTGTTTTTACCATCATCTCCAGTTCTAATTTTAGAAACACTATCAACTTTTAAATATAATTGTCCATAACGTTTTTCCCCATCTTTTTCATAATCATCTTCTTTTTCAATGGAACCGACAAGCTGAACAGTATTTCCTCTTTCTACGTATTCATTTAAATAATTAGCAGAAGGTCCAAATGCTACAAATTTAATTAAATCATTAGCATAATATTCATCATCTTTCTTTTTCCAGTTACGACGAACATTTAAAAAACCATTCATACGAGAATAACTTTCATCTTTATAATATTCATAACGAATTTTGTCTGATGTAGGAATAACTCCTGTAAAAATACATAAATTATTTGGATTTGTCATATTAATTTCCTCTTTTCTTTTTTATTAAATATATTAAAATGGATATTCAAATTTTATTGGTTTTATATCTTTTAACTCAATTTTGGCTACTCTCGTTACTTTCATCAATATATGATTGACAAAGTTTAACAAAGGCAACAAAATGATCTACTGGAACATCTTCTAATTTATTAATTTTTCCACTATATGCATTAACTACACATTGTTCAATGCCATTGTCATAATTGTTATTGATATATTTTAAGATATCAATATAATCTTTAAAACTATCTAAATATGCACAGAAACCTTTTACATTTAACGGATTAATACCTTCATCTACTGTTTTAAAGATTCCTTCAGTATATTCAGATACAAATCCATTCAATAGTTTTTCTCCTAGAAAATCTTTATGTTCAGAAATTTTTTCTAATTCTTCTTTAAAAAGATTACGAGAATAATCATTCCATTCATCAGTTAACTCTTCGTTTTTTTTTACTTCTTCTTTTTCTTCTTTTACATCATTAGTTTTTGATGTTGTTTTCTTTTTCAAAGAGTCTTTAGATTCTTTTGTTTTTAACTTATTAATTGTACCTGTAGTACTATCATAATTAGGATCTCTTGCTTTATCTTCAGAACCTTTAGCAACTGTTTCTTCTTCGTTTACATTTTCTGTTGTTTCTGAACTATAATCAACCTGTTCTGTTAAAGCTAATGCTTTAGCTAATTCAGAATAAATAACTGCTTTTTTATAATACATATCAGTTCCTGTAATTTTATCAGCAGAATCAAGCGCTGCATTAATCATTTCTCTAAAAAGATTTGTAATTTTTTCCATATTTTTTTACCTCTTTTTTTTTATTTATTATAGTTGACTACAAAATCATTATTATTAATATCTAATGTAATTTGATTTACTTCTTTTTCTGGTAAATCAAACATTGTAGGATTTAAAATTTCTTCTAAAATACTTCTAAGACTTCGTGCTCCAGTTTTTCTTTCTTTAGCTCTATTAGCGATAGCTTTTAATGCTAAATCAGAAACATTTAATTCTACTCCGTCTTCTTGTAACAATCTTTTATATTGTTTTATTAATGCATTTTTCGGTTCAGTTAAAATCTTAATTAATGCAATTTCATCTAATTCTTTCATTGTACAAATAATAGGTAATCTTCCTAATAATTCTGGAATCATACCAAACTTTTTAAGATCTTCTACTTTAACATTATTAACTAATTCATTATAAGTTTTTTCATCATCTTTTAATTCTGATCCAAAACCTATTTTTGTTTTACCTTTTTTCTGTCTTTTAGCAACTATTTTCTCAATTCCTTCAAATGCACCTCCTACAATGAATAAAATATTACTAGTATCCATTTTTACATTTTCTCCCTGTGGATGTTTTCTATTACCTTTTTGAGGAACATCTACAATGGAGCCTTCAATTATTTTTAAAAGTGCTTGTTGAACTTCTTCGTGCCCTGGATCTGCTGTTGTTGATAAATTTTCTCCTTTTCTAGAGATTTTATCAATTTCGTCTATATAAACTATACCTTTTTGCGCTTCTTCTACGTTATTATCAGCTGCTGACAATAATCTTTGTAATACAACTTCTACATCAGATCCAACATATCCAGCCGCTGTTAAAGTAGAAGCATCTGCTATTGCAAATGGAACATTAAGCATTTTTGATAATGCTTTAACTACTGCTGTTTTACCACAACCAGAAGGGCCAAGCATAATAATATTAGATTTTTCTAATTCTATTTCTGGATCCCTTTCCTTAATAGAAATAGATTTATAATGATTATAAACTGCTACAGATATAATCTTTTTAGCTTCTTCTTGCCCTATGATGTAATCATCTAAGAATTGTTTTATTCTTTTAGGAGTTAAAGAAGATATTTCTAAATTTTTTTTAGACATAATAGCAGCTTTCTTTTTTTTAAATTTTTGCATTTTCAAACTTATAGTATCAATACAATCAATACAAATGAATGAATTTTCGTTTTCTGATTGAATTAATACATTATCATCATTTTCTGAAGCCATTGCTCCACAAAATGAACATTTTTGCATTTTATCATTTACCTTATTCATAAATTACAATTACCTCTATTATATTTATCTTTTATCTAGTACTGTATCGATTAGTCCATATTCTTTTGCTTCTAATGGAGTGAGCCAATAATCTTTTTCCATATCTGCTTTTATTTTTTCTATATTTTGTCCTGTTAATTCGGCATAAATGTTATGCAATTTAATTTTTGTTTTTAATAAATGTTCTAAATTAGCTTCAACATCTGTAGCTTTTCCCTTAGCACCGCCAGATGGTTGATGAATCATGATTTCAGCGTTAGGTAGTGCTGAACGTTTACCTTTTGTTCCTCCCATTAAAATTAAAGAACCCATACTAGCAGCCATTCCAACACATATAGTTCTAATATCTGGTTTAACATACTGCATAGTATCATAAATTCCCATTCCTGTTGCTACTTCTCCTCCTGGACTATCAATATACATAATAATGTCGCTATTTGGATCTTCAGATTCTAAAAAAAGTAATTGAGCTTTTATAATATTTGCCATATTTGGTTCAATGGGGCCGGTAACCATAATGATTCTATCTTTTAAAAGTCTAGAATATAGATCCATTGCTCTTTCAGAATTTCCTTCTTTTTCCAGTACTGTAGGTACTAAACTCATGCTACGTATCTCTCCTCTTTTTCTATTGTATTATTTGTTTTAATCCTTGGAACAAGTAGTTTATAATTCTTATTGTTAATTTTTAATATAACAATATCTTTATTTGTTCCTTTCATACTTTTTCTTCTTGGATTAAATTGCATTTTCCAAAAAGAATCTGCAATATCTGATTCATTTTGAAAAACCTGAATCATTCCTTCTTTACCATGATAATATAACGATGGTAAGTTCTTTTCTCTTAATCTACTATTTAAATAAGCAGAAACAAATAATGTTGCAGGTTTTCCTGTCAATGTTGTTATCTCAAATTCTTTTTTTAAATCAAAAGCAATTTCACTAGCAAATCTTAAATGCCTGTCTAAAATTATTTTTTCATAATACGAGAAACTTGTTTGAACATTGTTTTTTTTATCCATAATACATAACACCTCTTTAATTTATCAAAAAATAAAATTCAAAAAAAGAATTACAAGAAAAGGTAGTAGATTTAGAGTGAGTAGACAATAAATAAAAGGAGAGAAAAAAAGAGAAAATTAAATCCATAAATCTTGTAAAAATTTAGCGAATAGATGTAATCCTTCGTCTATTTTTTTATAATAAATATCAGATTCTTTTTCCATTTTATCTCTTTCTTCTTGCGAATAAATATCTTTACCATCTATAGGAATACAATATTTATAATTATATAAAGGATCATTTGGATAATCATTTTTTATTTCTTCTAGGGACCATATCATCTTATCTAATATTTCTATCCATTCTTTTTCAGAATTAAATTGTGCTGGATAGCTATACATTCTTTGATTTTTAAACTGTTTTAATGCACAATAAATATGATCTGTTAAATAGATATTCAAATTCCATATTTGTTCTTTTGAATATCTATTTCTCTTTTCCATAGTACGTTGCAACTGTCTTGTTCTTTTATTCATTTTTTTCCTCATTTGATTTTTGATTTAATACACTAAAAGCTAACATACATCTCATAGACGCATGCATTAAATCTTCTACATTATTATCAATTTGAAATTCATTTAAATGTCTCATAGCTCTAAAAGCATGTTCTTTGGCAGGAATATTTTTCCATGTTTCGTTAGGATATTTTTTAGCTCCTTCAGTTAATCCTGTTGCTAATTCTTTAAGCCATAATGGATTTAAGTAACGAAATTCATCAAGTTCTTCTGTTTGGATATATTTTTCCATATCATTACTCCTTTTATCTATAAAATTAATATAGCAGCAAAAACTATACGCTTTTACTGCTATATTATTAATCAAGATTGTAAGTATTCTTTAATCTTTTTATTTGTTATTGTATTTATAATAGAATAACGTTTATTATTTAGTATTTCTCTTAAAGCTTTAAATGGATCTAGCTCTGTAGAACATACCATTCGCATTAAAGAAGTGGAATATCCAGATAATAATATTAAACCATTCTTATTATTTTTCATTGGAATTGTATTATCATAATAAGATACATTCCAAAAGATCAGTTTAGGCATTTCATATCCTGCTTTTTTATACTTTTTATTAATAATCTCAAACAAAGAGTCAATATCGTAACTGTTTACTTCATCAAATTGCATATCTGAAACTATTAAAATGTTTTTTGGTAAATCTTCTTTAGACAATTTTTCTTTTATAGCTGTTTTTAATATCAAATTAAAGACATTAGCTATATCTGTATTACTATAATCATAATACCCGTCTAGTTTTTTTAATTTCTCATACAAATTAGTACAAGATGTTAAATCTACTATTTCAGCTCTTTGTGAAAATGTTATAAACTTATTTTTAAATGTTTTATTGTTTTCACTACAATAAATTGTTAGAGCATTAGCTACATCTAAAATAGTAGATGTACTATTAGGTAAGCGTAGCCACATCGATCCAGAACCATCTCTTACTACTAATGTATCAGAAAAATTATCTGGTTTTGGTATATTTTTCCACATAGATTCAAGAACTTCATTTCTTTCATATTCTTTTTTATATTTACTAACTATTTCATGTAAGAATAAGGCTTTTGAATTTATTTTAGTCTTATTATTAGAAAGATCATCTATATATTTTAATCTTCTTTCTGAATCATGATTAATAAAAGCTCTAGAATATAAAAGATTAGCTTTAGAAGGAACATTTTCGTAAATAATTTTATCCCAATTATTAGTTGACATTTTAGCTTCAACTATATCAATTTTCTTTCTTAATAAAACTAAAATTTTTCTATATTTTTTAGGACTATATTTTAACTTATTCATTAAGATTTTTGCTCTACGTCTATTTTTAAGACTAGATGTAGATTCTGTTGGCATCCATTTGGCTAATAATGAAACTGAAAGGTTATTTTTACTATTATTCAAATCTAAGTTAAGTTGTTCTTTTATTAT